GCTTCTGATGATATGCAATTATATCACGATGGTACAAATTCTTTTATTACGAACAAGACGGGTGCTTTAAAAATAGCAACTGAAACATCTGGTATAGCTGTAACTATTGGTCACACAACCTCTGAAACAACAATAGCTGATAACGCTACCATAACTGGGACTGCTAGTGTTGGAGGAGATTTAACTCTTGGTGCAAACATTGTTGCAGCCTCAGCTATAACACTAGACTGTGGTGCAGATATTACATTAGACGCAGACGGTGGTGATATACTATTTAAAGACGGTGGCACTACGATTGCTACACTATCCAACACATCAAGTGATTTTGTTATTACAACTGGCGTACAAGATAAAGACTTTATAATCAAAGGGGATGATGGTGGATCTGCTATTACAGCATTGACAATAGATATGTCTGGAGCGGGTGCTGCAACCTTTAACAATGACATAACTGCTTTTTCTGATAGACGATTAAAGACAGATATAACAAACATTGAAAATGCTTTGCCAAAAGTTATGAGAATGCAAGGTGTATATTACAAAAGAAATGATGTTGAAGACGCTAGAGAACAAGTGGGTGTTATAGCACAAGATATGGAAACCATTGTACCAGAGGTTGTTTTAACAGCGGATGATGAAATGCAAACCAAGTCTGTTGATTACGGCAAGCTGTGTGCGGTGCTTATAGAAAGTATAAAAGAATTAAAAGCAGAAATCGATGAATTAAAGAAGAAATAATCATGGCGTTAACTGGATCAGGCGCAATAAGTTTTGCCAACATAAGGGATGAATTTAGTCCTGGGAGCAACACCTCGGTTTCCATAGGTGACTATTATCGTCAAGGCAGTAAGATCAGAGCCAAGGCTGGGGACAATAACGCAACTCATTTAGCCTCTGGTGTGCCAACAAGTGGTGCTTTAGCTCTTAGTGATTATCATGGGACAGAACGTGGCTTTCAATTTACTATAAGTTCTACGACTACTAATCAAAATGCATCTACTATATTTGGTGATGACTATGATCTCGACTATCCTAAGATAATAAAAGTAAACTCTGGTGTTACCGTAGGGGCCAGCAATACAAGCAACTATGCTGTTAACGTGCCTTCTGGCGCGGCAGGAAATGTAACAATACAAAACGCAGGATCGATACTGGGAGCAGGTGGCGCGGCTAACGGCGGAACAGGTGGTGATGCCATCTTTGCAGGATCAACATGTACAGTAATTAACACAGGCACAATAGCTTCTGGAGGCGGTGGTGGTGGTAATGGCGGCGCAGGTGGTAATGGTGTTGTTGAAATAAATGCTTCTTTGAATAATTTTACAGATGTAGGTGGTTCCCAAAGTGGTAGTAACGTACCTCAAAACAATGCTCCGTCTTGGTTTACTGCGTATGGTGGAGATAATGATTTAAATGGTCAAGGTGTTGTTGCTAATAGAAAATGGAGAGGGATAAACGGAGCTAGTCCTCAATCAGGTGGTATAGGTCAATCAGGTCAATTCCAAGTAAATACTTCATCAACTCAATTTTCTGCAAACTGTGCAAACAGAGGTCCTTTGTATTTTAGTTTTCAATTAGGAACAAGTGGTACTTATAGTGTTGGTGGTAGTATTAATAATGGTACTTATGGTAGCGGATATGGAAGTGTCATAATAAATATAAGCACTAGCACAAGCAGTAAAAGTCAAGGACAAGGTGGTGGTGATTATAGTTCTGGACAAACAGTAAATATGAACGCAGATACAACTTATTACTATTGTGCTAATTTAACCACTTCTGGTAATAGAGATTTATATTACAATACTTTTTCCGCTACATTTAATTTACAAGTAAAATCTATTACATCTGGTGGATCAGCAGGTGCAGGTGGTGTAGGCGCAGGCTACAATCAAAGTGCAGGATCAGGCTCATCAGGTGGATCAGCTGGAGGTGACAACGCAGGCGCAGGAGGTGCTGGCGGTAATGGAGGTGCATTAGGCACCGCAGGCAGTAATGGTACATCAGGAGGTAACGGCTCTGGAGATAGTATTTCTTTTCCATCAAGTGCACCAACAAATGGCGGTGGTGCTACATCAGGTGGATCTGCAGGTAACTACATAAACGGTCTAAGTAATGTTACACTTAGTAATTCTGGAACAGTAGCAGGGAACACAGCATAATGCCTTTTACTAAATTACAATTTAAACCTGGGATAGTTAGCGATATCACTTCTTACAGCACAGAGGGTGGTTATGTTAATGGAGACAAAATAAGATTTAGACTAGGGTTTCCTGAAAAGATAGGTGGTTGGGAGAAATACATGTCCTCAACTTATCTTGGATCAGCTCGTGCTCTACATAACTGGTCTGCCTTGGATGGGTCTAACTTTCTTGGCATAGGTACGACTTTTAAGTATTACATTGAAGAAGGTCAGACATTAAATGATATTACTCCAAATAGAGCTACAACCACTAATGGTATTACGTTTGCCGCGACTAACGGATCAGCAACTGTAACCGCAACAGATTCAGCTCACGGTGCGGTTGAGGGTGATTTTGTTGTTATCTCAGGTGCAGCCTCATTAGGAGGTAATATTACAGCGGCTGTTTTAAACACAGAACATCAAATCGTAACGGTGCCAACGGCTAATACATACACCATAACAGCTAGTGCCACGGCCAACGGATCTGACACAGGTAACGGCGGCTCAGGTGTAGACGGCGTATATCAGATAAACGTAGGATTAGATACGACTGTAGGTGGTACGGGTTGGGGCGCAGGATTGTTTGGTGGTATTACAACCACAGCCTTACAAACACAACTTAATGAGGCTTTGGACAATAGTGAGACAGCTGTAGATGTAGATGATGAGACAGGGATTACAACAGCTGGAGATATCATACTGGTTGATGAAGAACTTATGCTTGTAGCAGGGGACACTGACGATAACACTTTAAATGTAACAAGAGGGCATAGCGGTACAACTGCCGTGGCTCACGATGATAATACTCTTGTTCGATTAGCTAAAGGCAACGCTAATACTGCTTCTGATTTTACAGGATGGGGTATAGCTTCGGCTGGAGGTGTTACAACTACCAGTGAATTAAGACTATGGTCACACGATAATTTTGGTGAAGATTTACTTATTAATCCAAGAGATGGACAGATATATTATTGGGATAGATCAGACAACTTGAGTAGCAGAGCTGTAGAAGTATCTACTGAAGCTGGTGCAAGTAATACACCTACGATAGCTAAACAGATTATGGTATCGGACCAAGACAGGCACGTCATTGCTTTTGGTGCAAACACACTTGGAACGACAATACAAGATCCGTTGTTGGTACGTTTCTCTAGTCAAGAATCTTTAGTAGACTGGACACCTACAGCCACTAACACGGCGGGTGATTTAAGATTAGGTGGTGGATCGGAGTTTATACAAGCGGTAGAAACCAAGCAGGCCATCTTGATTTTTACAGACAAAACACTTCATGCGATGAAATTTATAGGACCTCCATTTACGTTTGGTCTGCAAGAACTGTCTAAGAACATCACAATTATAAGTCCAAAGGCCGCTGTTGCTGTAGAAGATACAGTATACTGGATGGGCCGTGATACATTTTACATATATTCTGGTGGTCGAACGCAGCAGATACCGTGCACTGTCAAGGACAAAGTGTTTCTAGATATAAATACTAGTCAGTTAGAAAAAGTATTTGGCGGTGTAAATAGTGAGTTTAGTGAGGTTATCTGGTTTTATCCGAGCGCAAGTAGTGAAACTAATAGTAACTATGTCATATTTAATTATGCAGACAACACTTGGTATTACGGCACGTTAGCTAGAGATGCGTGGATAGACCGCGGCTTACGGACCAATCCTATTGCAGCGGGTGCGGGTTACTTATATAACCAAGAGATTGGTTTTGATGATGACGGATCAGCCATGTCTTCTTTCATAGAGTCAGCTCCTATTGATATAGCTGATGGCGAAAAATTTGCCTTTATCAAAAGAATTATACCTGACATAACCTTCAATGGATCTAGTGCTTTGAGTTCTCCAAATGCTACGTTTACATTAAAAGCGCGTAATTTCCCTGGGGTAAACTTTACAGATACAGATACAGGCACGGCTACTAGAACCAGCACGTCACCTGTAGAAGCGTTTACAGAAAAGTTAGATGTTAGAGTTAGGGGTAGATCTTTTGCTTTACGGGTAGATTCAGATGCACTAGGATGTAAATGGAAGCTAGGTTCTCCTCGTATAGATGTTCGACAGGATGGCAGACGATAATGTTAATAACCAGTATACCACAGTATATTCAAGGACTTACCAATGCCAAGTTAGACTTGACTACAGCTAACGCTACAACCTTGTATACCGCTCCTAGTGATGCAGACTTTAATGCATCTATTGTGACTTCTATATTGGTATCAGAAGATAGCGGTAATGCGGATACCTTAACTTTAACACTTACAAACGGCACTGATGTGTTTAGTTTATTTAAAGTCAAGGCGGTTGGGGCTAATGCAACGGTAGAGTTATTAACGCAGGAATTGGTTTTACAAGGTGGCGAGATTTTAAAAGCCACAGCAGCTACGGCAAACAGGCTACATGTAGTGGCTAGTATACAAGAATTTACTAAACAAAGAATTACTACGAGCGCTATTATATAGGATTGAACAACTAAAACTTTCATGGTAAGGTATTAGGCATGACTGCAAATTTAAAAACAGAAGAGATACCAGCTGGCGGAATTGCAGATTTTGTAATGACGGACGAGCAGATAGAGCAACTGGAGGCCGAAGAGCTCAAAGAGCAGTTTGGCACTAATGGTATTGCGCAGTTCTCGGATGTTGGCAAGAAGATGGCTAACTTTGGTCGTTATGGTGATGACACTGTAGCTCACGTTGAAACAGGCGAGCTCATCGTCCCACGGGCCTTGATTGAGAAAAACCCAGAATTAAAAGAAAGTATATTTAATCACCTAAGAGAACTAGGTGTAGAAGATCCTGAGAGATATGTTGTTGGTGAAGTTAAAAACAGCGTAAACCCAACTACAGGATTACCAGAATTTTTCTTTAAAAAGTTATTTAAATCTGTAAGCAAGATAGCTAAAGGTGTTGGAAAGGCTTTGAAGAAGGCTGCTCCTATTATTATACCTATGGCTCTTAATTACTTTGCCCCAGGATTAGGTCAGGTTTATTCAGCTGCACTTGGTGCAGGTATTGGTACCTTGGTTCAAGGTGGCACTATAAAAGATGCGTTTAAATCTGCTTTAGTTGGTGGAGCTACGGGTGCTCTTACTGCAGGGTTTTCTGGTCCTAAATCAGGTATTGGAGGGTTTGGAGAAAACATTGCTGCTGATGTAAACATGGGAACTAGCAACATAGGAAATGCTTTTTCTCAAGGAAGTTTTGCTCCTTTACAAAACACTAGCGTACCAAGTCTTAGAGATCTTGTTGAACCAAAAACAGATAGCACTACTTTATATGACGGCACCAAAGCCGAAAGCATGTATCCTGATGCTAAGAATTACAGCGTTGAAGCTAAAAAGCCTATTACAATGGGTGAAACTCTTAAAAAAGTAGGTCC